TCTTCCCGTATCTCCCTGATGCAGTCCGAGCCGATGCTGGACAGTCCATTTAAGACCCGACCTAGTCCGAGTCAATGACAACTAAAGCCAAAAAGACCCAGCCGCTACGAGGGGCAACGCAACCGAGGGTTCATAGCCCACTTCTCAAGGGCAAGACCAGAGCTGGTGAAGTAATTGAAATGGTCGAGCGTCTAAAGATGGACAAGCTTATGCCATATCAAGAGTTCGTGCTTAAGCAGATGATGATGGTGGATAAGAAAGAGCAATACAGGGTCAAGACTGCCCTGTTGCTTATTTCGAGACAGAATGGCAAGTCTCACTTAGGCAGAGTGCGTGTTATCTGGGGCATGTTCTATGGCAACGAGAAGAAGCACATCATCATGTCCTCTAACCGAGCAACTGCCCTAATGACCTTTAGAGAAATCGCATGGATCATAGAATCGACTCCAGAGCTAAAGGCAATGACTAAGGCAGTGCGTTATGCCAACGGCGGGGAACGAATAGAGCTACTTAATGGTGCAACCCTTGACCTTGTTTCAGATACCAGAGACTCAGCGCGTGGTCGCACAGCTGACTTTCTTTGGATTGATGAAGTGCGTGAAATCTCCGAAGATGGTTATAAAGCGGCTATCCCGACTACTCGCGCTAGAGCTAATGCTCAGACATTTCTGACATCCAATGCTGGAGACCATTTCAGCAGTGTGCTTAATTCGCTTGTCGAACGCGCTAAGGATTACCCTCCAGAGACCTTTGGCTACTATGAGTATTCTGCCCCACAGTATTGCAAGATAGACATCAGATCAGAAGCTTTTTGGCGAGATGCAGTAGCACCTAGCAATCCTGCACTTGGTTACACAGTAAGTCGTGAGTCAATCGAGGAAGCAATCGCAACTGCTCCTATCGAGACTACTAGAACCGAGACTTTGTGCCAGTGGATTGATTCATTACAAAGTCCGTGGCCTCATGGCATTTTGGAGGAGACTAGCGATAACACCTTAGAACTGGCAGTTGGGGCATATACTATATTCGGTTTCGATGTCAGTCCTTCGAGAAGGAATGCATCTTTAGTCGCTGGACAATTACTTCCAGATGGAAGGATTGGCATCGGGATCATGGAGACTTGGAGTTCTCAGGTCGCAGTTGATGATCTAAAGATTGCAGCAGCTATTAAAGGCTGGTGTGACCTTTACAGACCGCGCTTAGTCTGCTACGACAAGTACGCGACTCAATCTATAGCCGATAGACTAAAGCAGGCTGGAGTTATGACTGAGGATGTCTCAGGACAGCAGTTCTATCAGGCGTGTGGGGATTTGCTCACTGGATTGGTAACGCATAAGGTCGTTCATAATGGTCAGGCAGAACTTGTCCAACAATTTAACAACTGTGCAGCCAAAGTCAATGACTCAGCTTGGAGAATCATAAAGCGTAAATCCGCAGGCGATATAAGTGCCATTATTGGAGTTGCAATGGCAGTAAGCAAATTAATGCTTCCAGCCCCTAAGCCACAAATTGTTGCCTAGACACACCTTAGGTGGTATGTCAAATACTTGACATGTGCTACCATTTATGTCTATGGGTCGCATTCTGCAAACATTCGGATTACAGGCTAAGCCTTTATTAGAAGCTCAAGCAGCACCTCAAGTGCTTGGCGAGTATTCACCTTATGCAATGCCTTTCCAATTTGCTTATGTAGGCAGAACAGAAGCAATGTCTGTTCCAGCATTAGCACGATGCCGTAATTTATTGGCTGGCACTATTGGTGCTATTCCTTTAGAGCTTTACAAGAAATCCACCAATGAAGAACTTGGCTCACCTGCATGGTTAGAGCAACCATCATATTCACAACCACGATCAGTAACGATTGCATGGACTGTGGATTCATTATTGTTTTATGGTCAAGCATTCTGGCAAGTAGTTGAAGTTTATTCCGAAGATGGCCGACCATCTCGCTTTGAGTGGATTGCTAATAATCGCGTTACTGCAACACTAGATTCAACTAATACATTTGTTAAATCATATGCAGTTGATGGCACTACATTACCTATGGACGGATTGGGCTCTCTAGTCACATTCCAATCACTCAGTGATGGCATTCTCAATACTGGAACTTCTACTATCCGCGCAGCTATTGATGTGCAAAAAGCAGCGGCAATAGCTGCTGCTACTCCAATGGCCACAGGCTACATTAAAAACACAGGTGCAGATTTAGATCCTAAAGAAGTTCAAGGTTTGTTGGCTTCATGGAAGAATGCTCGCAATAATCGCGCTACTGCATACCTAACATCTACTTTGGAATATAACCCAGTTTCATTTTCACCTAAAGACATGATGTACGGGGAAGCAATTTTCAACCTCGCCACTGAATGCGCCCGTCTTTGCAATGTGCCTGCTTATTATGTTTCAGCAGACCAGAACAACTCTATGACTTACGCCAATGTGCAGGATGAGCGCAAGCAATTCTTAACACTATCTTTACAGCCATTTATTACAGCGATTGAAGATCGTTTATCTATGGATGATATTACTGCTCGTGGCAATGTGGTGAAGTTCGATATTGATAAAAACTTCTTGCGCACTGACCCAATGCAAGAACTAGCAGTGATTGAGAAACTACTTAGCCTTAATCTGATTACCACAGAGCAGGCAATGGAAATGACTGATCTAACACCTAATGGAAGTCAAGGTATGCAATGAATCAAGTAATCACTTTTTCAGCTGATTTAACAGCTGACTCAGCAAGTCGCACTATCTCAGGCAAAATTGTGCCTCTCAATGTCGAAGCAGGATCAACAAACATGGGCAAAGTAATTTTTGCTTCTGGCTCTATTGAGATTCAAGACCCTAAAGCAATCAAGCTATTAAGTCAGCATGATAACAAGAAGCCTCTAGGTCGCATGGTCTCTTTCAGTGAATCAGAAGATGCAATTCACGCAGTATTCTCTGTAAGTCGCTCACAGCGCGGTACAGAGGCTCTCATCCTTGCAGAAGAAGGCTTGCAGTCAGGATTGAGCATTGGTGCAGAAGTTCTTAAGTCTAAAATCAAGGATGGCATTACTTATGTCTCCTCAGCTCGCTTAGTAGAAACGAGCCTTGTCACAGAGCCCGCATTCAAGTCGGCTCAAGTCACTGATATTGCAGCAGAAGAATCTGCTGTAGAAGAAGAAACCCAACCAACAGAAAGCGAGACAGCCACCGTGGAAGAAACCACTTCAGCAGTCGAAGCAACACCAGTTGAAGCACAAGCGGTCGAAGCTGCTCGCCCAACTGTATCAGCAGCATACTTTGCAAAGCCACGCATTGAAGTAACAGCAGCTAAGTATGCAGAAAACACAATCCGCGCAGCTCTAGGTGATGAAGATGCTCGTCAATACCTACGCGCAGCAGATGACACAACAGATAACGCAGGTCTAGTACCAACACGCCAACTATCTGAAATCATCAACCCACTATCAACAACAATTCGTCCTTCAATCGATGCAATCTCTCGTGGAGTATTGCCAGATGCAGGTATGACCTTTGAGATTCCAAAGATTACAGCAGCACCAACAGTTGCAGATACAGCAGAAGGTGCAGCATTTTCAGATACAGATCAGACAGCAGCATTCTTGTCAGTATCAGTTAAGAAGTACGCTGGACAGCAGACATTCTCTGTTGAATTGCTAGATCGTACATCTCCAGCATTCTTTGATGAGCTTGTACGCAACATGGCTGCAGCTTATGCAAAGGCAACAAACGCAGCAGTGAATGCTGCTCTTATTGCAGGAGCAACAGCAGATGCAACAACAACAGTCACATATCCAACAGCTTCAGAGTTGCTAGGTATTGTTGCTCGCGGTTCAGCTTCTGTCTATGGCGCTACAGCAGGACTTCCAAACCCATTTGCTCGCAACATGGTTGTATCTACAGGACAATGGTCAAACATCATGTCTCTTAACGATTCAGGCCGTCCAATTTATACAGCTTCACAGCCAATGAACGCAGGCGGTGTAGTAGCACCAACATCACTCACAGGTAATGTTGCTGGACTTAACCTTTATGTTGATCCAACAAACGCTGGCGATGGCGATGGAACAATCCTTATCGTGAATCCAGATGCATACACATGGTACGAGTCACCAACATACCGCCTACGCGCAGAATCAACTGCAGCAGGACAGGTAACAATCGGCTACTACGGCTTTGGAGCAATCGCTACTAAGGTCGGCGCAGGCGCATTCAAGAATAACAAGGCGTAAGCCACACTAAGTCGCTCTGGGGAGTAGTAGCCCTCTACTCCCCAGAGTCTTTAGAAAGGATCATCATGGCACTTACAACAGTTGCAGAATTACGCTCAACACTAGGCGTAGGCACATTGTATCCAGATGCAACCCTTCAAGAAGTATGCGATGCAACAGATGCAGTCTTGCTTCCAATGTTATGGGCAGATACTAATTTTAATGTGGCACACAGCAACACGACCACAGTAGGCACTTTATATTTTGATGAACTTGTCAAAGACACATTTTATGTAGGTCAGACAGTTGTAGTAACTAATAATAAATCGCATCTTAATGGATCAAAGACAATCACAGAAATTGGCGATTATTCAATTTCTTACGCAATAACAGGAACACCAGCAGCAGAGCCTAAGCATGCAGTGCGACCTTATGGCACAGTTACAATAAGTCCATCTACAGACTGGACGGCTGACATGGCAATCCAGCAAGCAGCTTTAATGATATCTGTAGAAATCTGGCAAGCGCGTACAGCCACCCTTTCTGGCAGTAACCTTGTCGATTTCCAGCCAAGCCCTTATCGAATGAGCGCACAGCTTCTCGCTAAGGTGCGAGGATTGATAGCCCACGCACTAGACCCACGCTCAATGGTCGGATAATGCCTCCAGTTGCCATTACTACACTTAGAACTACTTTAGCGACTGCCCTAGTCAATAACGCTAAGTGGCAGACCTTTGCATTCCCGCCAGCTACAGTTCTGGCTAATTCAGTTATTGTGTCACCTGATGATCCATATTTGACACCTAACAATAACTCTCAGATTTCTATTAGCCCTATGGCTAACTTTAAAATTGTAATGACAGTGCCACTCTTTGATAATGAGGGCAATCTTAACGGCATTGAGGACACAGTAGTTAGTGTGTTCGCACTCCTTGCTGCATCATCTCTGGTCTATAATGTAAGTGCAATAAGCGCACCTAGTGTTCTCAATGCTGCAAGTGGAGACTTGCTAAGTTGCGAGATGTCCGTATCAATCCTAACGAGTTGGAGCTAACCATGACCGACATGGCACAATGGGAAAAAGAGCAGGAAGCTTTCTTGATCAAAATCGGTCAGGT